TCCCGTCGCGTTGGCCTGCGGGCGCACCGATGGAACGGTTGCGCTCCTGCATTGCCAGCATTTGCGCCATGCGCTGCGGTCGGTCAGGTCTAAATCCGTTCATCTGTTAACCTCCGAATAATCCCTTGCCAATAGCGCCCCCTAATGGGCCGCCAAAGGCGGTGCCTGCCATACCGGCGAGACTGCCGAGCAGGCCCATTTGCGAGTTGTATGCGCCGACTTGGTTGGCGTAATTACGTTGCGCGAAGTCGCCCGCCGCCTGACCCGCTTGGAATATCGGCGCAGGGGCGACCGTGACGCCGCTGTAGCCTTGGAACTGCGGCACGCTGACCTGACCACCCGAAAGCAACGCGCTAATCTCGTTGATCGGGAGCGAGCGGATCGCTGCTTGTTGCGCGAGAGCTTGTTGCACAGCCGTGTTGTAAAACTGGCTCTGCCCCATCTCTTGGTTATACATCTGCTGCAACGCTTGGTTGTAGAAGGTGTTTTGGTCAATCGCCGCCTGACGCTGCTGCGCGAGGGCGGCGTTAGCCAATTCAGCCTGCGACATCTGCTGACCAAAGTTCTGCTGCTGACGGCCAAGGTTGGCTTGTTGCACAGCGATCTGCGCTGCTTGGTTCTGCGCGATGGCTTGGTTACGCAACTGCTCGGCAGCCATTTGCTGGTCAATGTACTGTTGCTGACCACCCAGCACGTTCTGGTACTGCTGCGTGAGTGCTTGCTGGTTCTGGGCAATCGCTCGGTTCGCCATCTCTTGCGCCGAGGAGGCCATGCCAAACTGTTCCATCAGCCGAGCGCGGTCAAACTCACCCGCACCAACCGCTTGACCAAACTGTTGCGCTTGCGCGGCGTTAGCGGCCTGCTGCGATTGCAACGCTTGTTGGTAGTTCTGCGCGATAGCGCGGTTGTACGCCTCTGCCGCTTGCTGTTGGGTGCCAAAGGACGCTAATTGCGCCTCTTGCCCAAACTCACCGGCTTGCAGACGCTGTTGGAAGGCTTGCTGTTGGGCTTGGTTCTGCGCGGCTTGCGTTGCCAATGCGGCTTGCAAGTCTTGCTGCATACCCGTGTTATACAGCCCTGCTTGCTCCATGCCCGCCCCAAAACCTTGCAGAGCGGCTTGGTTGGCGAACATAGCGCGGGATTGCTGCTCGGCAAACGCCTGCTGACGGGCCGCTTGGTCAAGGCTGATGCCCTGTGCGGCGGCTTGCAGCAGCAGGTCGTTTTCCTTCTGCATCTGCGCTTGCATTGCAGAGTTGTACGCCTCACCGCCCGGTCGCAAACCTTGGTTGATGAGTTGCGTTTGAAGTTGCTGACGTTCGCCTTGCAACTGCGGTGACAAACGCGAGAGCAACGCCGTCTGCGCAGTCATGCCTGCGTTGACCGGGCCTTGCGGCAGGTTGTTGATGTCAATTTCGCTTTGTAGCTGCGGCCCTTGAACGCTGCGCTGCGCCTGACCAAACTGGCCTTGCTGCGGGCCTTGCGCCACGCCACCGACGCCGCTGGTATCCAATCCTTGCAAGTTCAGCCCGCTGGGGCCGCCTGACGCCATTCCAAACAGGCCGCCTGCGGGTGCGCCTTGCACCTGCGCGACGTTGGAGAGATTCAACCCTTGCAAGTTGTACGGCTGCGGGCCGCCGCCTGCGTAGCCCATGCCCATCAGGTCAGGGGCAAACGGAATCTGGCCGACGCCTTCAATGTTGGCACCGGCTTGCCCTGCGACACGCACCGGCTCGGGGGTGGCGAGCGGGGAGACTTGCGACACCGGAGTGCCGTAGCTCATCAGGTTAAGGTGCGCCTCAATCGGGCGAACGGCCGCACCCGAATAATCAATACCGGGGATGCCTGCGCCCGTAAACTCTTGCGCGATGGGAAGGTTGCCGAGTCGCGCTGATGCCTCGTTGGCCGCCATCGCAAGGCGAGCCTGCGCTTGCTGTTCGTTGTTGACGGCGGTCTGCGCCCAGTACGGCAATTCTTGGCGTACCGTCGGCTGCTCAATGTACGTCGTGAATTGCTCGCGGGTCGGCATATCACCGCGATTGCCTTCCATGTCAAGGCCGCCGCTGGTTTGCCAAGTTTGCAACGCCTTCTGATACCCCGCCTCGTCAAAGTTCGGGGTGCGCGACCAAGTGACGGTCTGCGTCCCATACGGCGTATAGACGTTGGGATTGCTCATGTAAGCCGACGTTCTGGCGGCTTCCACGTTGGCTGCGCCCTGTTGTCGCGCTAATGCGGCGTAATCAGGCGCTGGCGGCGGTGCTGGTGATTTTTTGCCCATACCTCGGCTCCAAAAAACGACACTTGTCAGGTGTCTGCGTCATAAAAACAATGTCTCCGTCGGGTGCGCCATCCTTAATGCGCGCTTCCTCGGAAAACCCCATTTTCGTGACCAGTTTCAGCGCCCGGGTATGGTTGCTGGAAATCGGCCCTATTATCTTATCAACATTGCAGACGTTATAGGCATAATCGTAAACGGCTGCCATATACGTCGGCGTAACACGCTCCCATGCGATGTGGCAAACGACCGATCTGCCGTTCCACATCTCAAAAACGGTTCCTGCGACCAACTTTCCGTCTTTCTCAAGCCCGATGGCGTTGGATCGTTCGGCGTGATAGCCGCCGTCCGTCTGTGCGGTGACCCAATGCCCCACATGGGGGCCGCTTACGACGCGCCAGCCCATCCGAGTTGATACACGATGTCAGTTGATGCCCACTCCAGCGTCAGATTCTTGCTGCTGCTGTTGAAATTGACGGCAGCGCAATACCCAATGCCCTGAAGTCCCACAAAATTGTTGCTCACAACCGTATCCGATCCCCACAACGCCTGCCCCCACAGTCCTACGTCCCACAAACCGTAAGCGGTAGGCGAGAAGGAGAGCGGGCCAACGATGTCGGCAGTCTGAAAGTCCACATTGACGCCGATGCTGATGGCCGGTTGGCCGTTGCTGTAGATGGTCGGGCGTCCACGGGTGAAGTATTTGATGACGCCACGGGTTTCAAAATAGTTAAAAGCCTGCAAAGCGCGCGCGGCAATAGCAGCGCCGTTGTCAGCGTAGCTGTCTGCGCCCGTTCCCGTTGTCCATGCCTGCGCCACCACGCCGTCACCACCAAAATAGGGCGTGTCGTTGAGCAACGTCCACGAATTGGCGTACCAGCCGGTGAACCGACACCACGCTTTAGTGATGTTGTTCATTACAAACTGCTGTTGCGAGTTTGTGCCTACCGGGATGTTGACGATCAGGGCATTGTTAAGCGGGTTGTAAAGCAACCCCCACCCAAAATTACCCTTGTATTGGCGCGTGACGGCAGCAAATGCGCCTTGAATCTTGTCAGACAGCGCCACTTGCGGATCAAGCCGCGATGATTGCAGCGCCGAGGCCATTGGGATCAGGCCATCTAGCGTCAAAATCAGTAAATCGCCGCCGTATTTGGTCACGCAACGGCGCGAGATAGGCGAACCGACCTGCCACACGCCGATCAGCGCCCATGTAGAGGCGCTTGAGGGGTCGGTGCCGCGATAAACGATGATTTCGCCTTGGTCGGTGACAAACACAAGGTTGTCATCCACGCCGTAGCCTGCGTCAATCGTCCACGTTGCCATCGCAATGAGCTTGCCGCCGTTACGGGCGACCGATGACAGGTCAAGGACGTTGGCAGCACCGCCTACCGATGCGGTCGGCAGATACCACGCCTTGAGCGTATCTACCTGAATGAACCACATTCGGTTCTTGAACAATGTCGGGCAATGCAATTCGCTTGTCGTGACACCCGTCACGGCAGGCGTGGATGCGCCGTTGATCGGCGTCCAAGTGCTGCCATCATATAACAGCGGATCATCCACCCCGTTTGCGGCATATAGATAACTACCGCCCGCGGTCGTAATGTTAGTGTATTCCCAACGCGAGTTAGTCAGCCCTGATACTGACGCCGCACCCACCGCCCCTGCCGTCGTAACGTCGTACAGCGAGCCCTGTGCGATGGCAAACATCTCGTCTGTGTTGCCACCGTTGAACGTCATCAGCGTTTCTACTTGCCCGCTGATGCCTGTAACGTGCGGAGCCCAACCGCCGCGCAAACTAACGCTAGAGACGCCGGGGAATAGGTTATCTAACGTCACCGCATCGGTCGGTGCCATGTTGGCTAGCGCATCGCGGGCGTTCCAGCCGCCCACGGGGGCGGGCAACGAGGCGACGTTGTTGCTAGTGCGCTGGATTAACCGCCTGCGAACGGGAGACGCCATTAGGTGCTACCCGTGCCATAGCCGCTGTCGGGAATGTTGTCGTAACCGATCAACACCGTACCCGGTCGCGGGGCAAACGAGAGGTTGGCAGCCGCCGTGTCTTGAGCCACCGCCGTCTCAAACTCCATGAGGTAGTCACGATAAAGGGCGGTCGTGTCAAAGCCCTTGGCCTCAAAGTACTTGAGTTTCGTACCCAACACCATGAGGCGGTCGGGATAAATGCAAGTATCGCTGTCGGCGGTAAAACTGTTCTTCGGCGTCCCGTCTGACGCTTCTGCCCACGCTGCGCTGCGGTACTCAAAGCCGAGCAACTCGCCGCCGTTCGTACCCGGCCAAATCTGAAAGTATTTGCCAAGCAAACGCCAGCGGATACGCGGGCCGGTGCTGATATAGCCCGACAGCAACCATTCCCATTGTTGCGCGGATTCGGGGCCAAGCATTTCCCAACGCTTGCTCTTATCCCAATGGGTGCGGTTGACGGTGCTGACGTAATCGGCAGGAAGGCCGTATTTCACCTTTTGAAATATGACCTGACCATCTATCACCGTCTCGGTTGGGGCGTAGTTGAGCGTAACGCTCGTTGGGCCAACGCCTGTGATGTAGGTCGCGTTCGGGATGCCGACGCCTTGCACCTGATACTGCGTAGACAGCCCAGAGGTATCGGCAAGCCCCGTAATGACAGCCACGCCGTCCACCCACGACGCCGTTGCCGTAGAGGCTTCGGTGTAGAAGGTGTGCTGGCGGGTCAACTCGCGCCAATCAGCACGACGAAGCAACTCATAACCACAAGCGTTCATCAGGGCGAGTAATTGCACTACGTCCTGACTGTTGTTACCCGCGACCGTGGAGGGGGTCGGGATACCGAGTTCTTGCGTACACTCGGTTATGAGCTGGATCATCGTGCTGCTCATGCTATGCCTCCGTTAGTTCTTTCGGCGGGCGACCACGACGGGGCTTATCCTCCATCAGGGCCGCCATTTGTGCTTGCAGTTCAGCCAACTGCCGCTTGGTATCTTCCAACTCGGCGCTGCTTTCAATCTTGTTCTTGCGGTTGAGATACAGACGCGCTTTCTCGCGCAGTCCGATGCCACCCATGCCAACGCGCTGCATTTGAGCGTCAGAGGCGAGGGCGAGTTGCTCCACCGTCAAGAACTTCATAATGGATAGTTCTGCAATCTGGTCTTTGTTCACATCATCCGGGCAATCTTTCTGCCATTGCGACAACGGGGTGCCGATCTGCGCCGCAGCGCCCTCGCTTTGCTGCATCTGGCAGTACAGCCATTGGCGAGAAAACCGCGCCTTATGCTCCTCGCGTACGGGTTGGTCAATCACGTTAGTCTTGTCGCCGGGGGCTTGAATACGGCAGTAGACGTTGCCCTTGTTGGGGCCGTCCTCGCGCTCGTAAAACTCAACGTGCAGTTGGGCGTCGGCGTTGTTGATGTCGCTATCTAATGGCATTGTCTTTGCTCCTGTGGGGATTACAGACTGACTTCGTTCACACTCAAAATCACCGACGGGACTGCCGGTATTGGCGCTGATGCGGCCATCGCAAGGAGTTGTACATCCGTGCTGTCTGTTAGCCACATCAACTCAAAATAGTCGTTGGCGTTCATTTCAAGCAAAAAGTTCCAAGATGGCACCACTTCCGCGTTGTTGCCTTTGATGCGGAAAAAAGATGCTGATTCGGGTACGTTGTTGCCGTTGATACGCGGCCACAAGTATAACTCCTTGTCGCCACCTGACGTTGCGTCTACTTGTACGGAAAACTGAAAATCGTAGACGCCCGCATCTTCCACCACAATGCGCGAGGCAGGGCTGCCGATGGCTACCCCATAAGCCGCTGTAGTGCTTGTGTAAACGATGCCGTACGCAACGCCAGCTGAAGTCGCCGTTTGCGTCTGATCGCTATAAAACGAGCCGTAACGCTTTTTAGGCAGTTGCTTGTAACCCTGTAGCGTTACCCATGTCGTGTTAGACGTAGCCGACAGAATGACCGAGCCGCCGGGGAGCAATTCGCTGCTCGCTGCACCGTTGATCGTGCTGTTAATGTCGTAGGGGTATACGGTCAGCACATCGCTGCCCGAGTTAACGATGGTGATCGTCTCGCCCATCTCCGTCTGCGGCAACTTCACGCCCGTTCCCGAGGTGACGTTGTTGTAGACGTAGGCCAGTTGTGTGGCATCACCCGCCGACGTTCCTGCTGCGGTAACACTTACGTTACCGTCGCCACAAATGGCGATCGTGGAGAGACTATTGACGCCCGAGCCGAGTACGCGAGAGGGGATTGCCATCAGGCTGCCATCCGTTCGTGGCGTACACGCATGATTTCGGCAATTAGCCCCGGGCCTTTAACGTCCACCGTTATATCGCCCATGACTTCAAACAGTTTCTGAAATTCGTTGGCCTGCTGCGCCATTGCCATGTTGCAGTTGAACTTCTTACCCGTCGGGCCGCCCACCCATACGTCAATAGCGGGGCCGGTGTGTTCGCCCGTAAAGCGTTTCAAGCCATCTGCGCGGTTGCAACTGTCGTAACCGTACATCGTAAATTTGCGGAACCCGAGCAGATAACCAATGTTGATGGCACGAAGTCCCGATGTCGTCCCGCCACCCACGGCGAGCTTGTTCGGCCCAATCGCCTGCATTTCTGGGCCTTCTGCCCATGAGTGCCACAGCCATACGTTTTTGCCCTTAAGGTAATCAAACGTGACAGGTGGGCAGCGCGAGGCAACGAGGTACACGGTACGGTCGTTGGCCTTCTGGATGCCGTTCGTGCGGTCACGCGGGTCAAGGTTGACCCACATATCCGGTTCAATGCCGTTTTCGCACAGGAAGTCATGCGCTGCCTTGATTGCCACAATGGGCCGACCGGCTTTTCGGTGCGCTCTGATTTCCTCTACAAAATCGGGCATAGACCACCCGCTCGCCACCAATACGATGTGACCATCGTGCTTGATAGGAGCGGGCGTCAGTTCTGGCAGACCACGGCCAAGCGCCGAGCGGATGTTAGAGCAAAGCTCCTCCGTCGTACCCGCCGCCTGAACCGTGATCTCCAGAGGTTGCATCGTTAGAACCCGACAACGCCCGTGGCGATGTGCGGATAGCCCGCGATGCAGGTAACGGCAGACGCAGAGGCTGCCGAGGTGGTGGCAACAAGGCCCGCCACCAAACCGCCCGTCACGGTGGCATCGTCAAGG